CTGCTGACATCGTCGGCTTGCGACCGATCTCATTATTACATGAGGTTGGTGACCTTGACGCGACGATAGTAGGTGTTGCTGTTGGCGCTCAGACTGGTGAACGGGTTGGTGACCAGACCATAGCGGGTCTTGAAGCCGATCTTCGGTTGGAAGGTCGACGGGTCAACAGCACGGACCATTTGCAGCGGAACGTACGGGCAATAGAACATGCCAGCGTCATAGGGGCTTGTACCCTTGTAACCCACGACATAGAACTGGCTAGCAGTGTTCAGGTTGGCCGAATACGGGTCAACGTAAACCTTCATCTTGCCGTTGAGCACGCCAGCGAAGGTGTTGCCGGTGTCGTCAACGTTCAGGCTGGTGCTCAGCGCCGGGCTGTAGTCCAGGATGCCAGCCATGCTCAGGGCACTGGCAACGTCAGCCGAGCAGATCAGGATGTTACCCTTGCCGCGGCGGGTTTGCTGGGCAATGTTGTTGGCATCGCGTTCGATCTGGAACAGCAGACCCTTGAAGCGCTCAACGCTCCAACGACCGTTGGCATCGACATCGCAGTCGAAGGTGCCGTAGGTGGTGGTAGCGCCAGTGTCAGCACCAGGCTTGGCAGCGCCATAGATGGTGCGGATAACTTCGCGGTTGATTTCGAACAAGATTTCTTGGCTAAGGATGTTGGCCAGTTCGCCTTCGGCGTCCAGACCGTGCACAGCCTTGAGGTCCTGAGCAAGTTCAACCGTGTACTGAGCCTTGAGGCCACGAGTCTTGGCAGCCACGGTGGTCTTCTCGATCGAGAAAGCCATTTCGCCGAAAGCATAGGTGTCACCCAGCGCCTCAGCATCGCCAGTAGCGATACCAACACCAGTGGTGTACGGGCTAACCACCGGGTTGCTACCAGCGTGGGCCGTCAGGCTGGAACCACCGAAGTCAGTATCGGCTTCGTTGAACAGGGCTTCTGTACCGCCTTGAGTGCTGTAGTTTGACTTCATGGCGAAGATCAGGCCAGTGGGGCCGGTCATGGGCTGCACGCCGCAGACATCGTAGGCCATCAGATTAGGCATGGCACGACGAACCAGGCTGATCAGGATGGGATCATAACCAGCCAGGTTGCTGTTGGGGCTACCATTGACCTGACCGCTGAAGCCGCCGCCCATGGCGTTGGCCGGAGTGGTTTCCCACAGGACCTGCTTTTCTTCAATGAGCGCGCGCTCTTGGTTTTCCAGCAGAACCGAGGTAACGTGCTTGCGGTACGGGTCCTTGATTTCCGGCAGGTCCGGGTGGTTAACCACGGCCTCCCATTTGTTTTGAATATGTTCGGTCAACATTTTTATTTTCTCCTTGAAAGAAATGTTGTTACAGATATTTATGAATTTTTAACGCTTAACCTTGGCGGTACGGCTCAGGGCTTCGACATAGCGGCTCATGTGTGCGGGCACAGTCTGAGTAGCGGCCGGGTCCCGTTGAACCTGCTCTTCGAGCATGCGTTCCGGACTATTGGGAGTGACACCCGGGAAGTAGTTCTCCTTGACCACGCGCACCTTTTCGGTGAACAGGGTCTCGTTGTCAAACTCCACGCCCTCCAGAAGCTTGGCCATCTTTTCAGCGTCTGTGGCTGTGAGATTGCGACAGGCTTGCTCGATGATGCGGTCACGCTTGATGTTGTCTAGCTCGGCCATGAGTGCCACGTTGATGGCAATGCTCTCGTCGAGTGCATCAGTAACTTGGTCAACCTGTTGGCTCATGTCCTCGAGGACATCAACTCGGTCTTCCGGAACTTCAAAGTAGTGTTCTTGGAAAAGATTCTTCAAACCCGTCATGAAATCTTCGGCAACTTCGGTGCGAAGACCAGACTCCACAGCCAATTCATTGTCCTGCATCCATTGTTCAACAACATAGTTCAAATAAGCATCGATCTTCTCAACCAGTCCTTCTTTGAGTTCGCCAAAGTCGCGGGCATTTTGTTCCTGCAATTCAGCAGTAATGGCCTCGATTTCATTGTTGACGCGAGCAATTACAGCGGCCTCGAAAATGGCGCTGGCCTGCGTCTTGAATTCTTCGCTTAGGTTGGCGTCGGCAGCGAACACGCTGGCGATGTCACGGCGGAGCTCTTCCAGATTCATGTCAATCATGCGGGGAGCCGCGGCCTCGAATTCTTCGAGGTCGGCTTCGGTGATGACTTCTTCGTCGTCGGCGTCGGTTTCTTCAAACGCCTTGACACCGCCACCGGGAGTCGTGGGTTCCTGGAAGGTGCCGTTCTGACCCTTGCCAGTTGCGATCATGACTTCGGCCTTGCGGCTGTTGCCCTGCATGGCCTGGGGTTCGCTGTTGCCCTTCTTGACGCTGTTATCGGCTGTGGTGCCGGAAGCGTTTGAGGGATCCAGTTCGCTGTAGCTGGCCTTCTGGCTGTTGCCCTGCATGGTCTGCGGTTCAGCCGAGCCCTTCTTGACTGTGCTGTCCTGTGCCTTGGGGTCACCAGAGAACGGATCGATTTCCGTGTACTGGGCCCGAGAGCTGCTGCCCTGCATGGCCTGGGGTTCGGACGCGACGTTGGTCAGGCCAGCCTCGTTCAATTGTTGAGCCGAGCGAGCCTTCTTGGTCTCAATGAGCTCGCGAATTTTGTTTTCCAAGGACATTTGTTGTCTCCTAAACGGGGTTTCGTATTATTTATAAGGCGCTCTATTTTGATAGACTGCGCAGGAACTGTTCAAACACCTGAACCTGAGCCTCGGCCAGGGTGTGATGTGAGGCTCGACGAATGGTGTCTCGAGCCTGTTCGTGCTGGCGCTCGGTCCAGCGACCATCCACCAGCATCCATTCACGCCCTTCCATGATGCCTCGAACAAAGGCATCGGGTGCGCTGGGGTCAGCCACGATGTCCGCAGCCGTGGCCAGGTAAAAGTCA